ATTCGAGCCGGGTCTAAATGGCGCAACCGCAGACAGACTGCTTGGATACCCAGTATTTGAGAACCCCGGAATGGCAGCTGTTGGTTCAGCTTCCGCTTCGGTTGGTTTCGGATACCTGCCAAGCTACAAGATTCGTCTTGCAGGTGGCCTGCGTGTTGACAGGAGCGATGACTTCAAGTTCGCTAACGACCTTGCAGTCTTCCGTTTCATGATTCGTGTAGACGGAAACCTGTCCCACCAAGAGCACTTCAAGATTTTCAGAGGCTCGGCTGCATAGTCAACCTTAGAAATCTAGGCAAGTCCCCCGGCACAAAGTCGGGGGATTTTGCTATTGTGGGGGTAGAAAGGAATTTATGAAGCCAGAGCAGTTAGACCTAACAGTTACAACCTTCTCCAATTCGCCATACCAGCCAACAGGTTACGGAATGCAGATCGGGCAACTGATTGACAATCTTGCAAAGCATGGAGCGAATGTTGCCCATGTCTCGAACTACGGACTAGAGGGAAACAACTCAACGCACAAAACCCCTTACGGAGAAATCCCACACTACGCAAGAGGTTATGAGCCGATGTCGCAGGATGCACTTGCAGTTGGACACAAGATGCAAATGATAAAGAAGGATTGGAAAGATTACATCCTGACCCTTTGCGATGTCTGGGTTCTGAAGCCTGAGATGTGGCCGACAGAAGAGTGGCCAAACATTCTTAGCTGGACACCGCTAGACCATATCTCAATGCCTCCTGCGGTCAAGCGTTGGCTAGACAAAGACAATGTGACTCCGATCGCAATGTCACCCTTCGGCATGGAGCAACTGCAAGATGTCGGCATTGAGGGAATCTATATTCCGCACTCAATAGATACAGTCAACACCTTCAAGCGAACCGACAAGATTGGCAAGCAAGACGGCAGAGAGTTCTTGGGTGTCAAGGAAGATGACTTCCTAGTCGTAATGAATGCGGCTAACAAAGCAAACAAATCAATTCACCGCAAGGCCTTCGCTGAGGCTTTCATGGCTTTTGCAATGTTCCGACAGACACACCCAAACGCTTATCTCTATGTTCACACCGAACCGAAGGGTGTTTATGGTGGATTCCATCTTCCCCGACTAGCTGAGGCTTGCGGGCTTGACATGTCTTCTGTTATTTTCCCTGACCCCATCGACTATCGCTTAGGAGTTGATCCGAAAGACTTAGCTGGCTTCTACTCGGCTGCGGATGTTGTCTTGCAGATTTCGCTCGGTGGCGGATTTGAAATCCCAATCATCGAAGCTCAAGCCTGTGGCACAAGAGTCATCGCATCCGACTGGACAGGTCCAAGAGACTTAGTGGCAGAAGATGGCTTCAAGGTTCAAGGACAGTTGTTCTGGGATGAGGCGCAGATTGCATGGTGGAAAGTTCCTTATATCTCGTCAATCGCTCAACAGCTAGAGAAGGCTTATCAGGTAACAAAAGAAGAAGGTCGCTACTCAGAAACATCACGCAAGTTCGCTCAGCAGTTTGACGATGTGAAAGTCTGGAATCACTATTGGTTACCATTCCTGAAGACTCTGGTCTAATCTCTCTACCCCTAGCAATTTGGGGTGAGGGTTATTCTCAATTCCTGCCTCAATGGTGGGCAGGGGTGCAGTCGCTTGAGACGAAGCCATTTGAGATAAACATTGTCACCGATGAGAAGAACTGGGAAGCGGTCAAGGCAAGCGTTCCAAACGAGGGTGTTGTCAGGGTAATAAAAGAAAACCTAAACAGCTATGCCGAGTATTGGAATCAAGCAATCTATCTATGCGTTGGCAAGTGGATAGCGATCTGCAATGTCGATGACTACTTCCTGCCTAAAGCCCTGAACTCAATACCGGAGGCAGAGGCAGCAGGTTGCAACCTAGTTTGCGACTGGCTTAGAACCAAAGGCTCGGACTCGGTGCAGCAGACTAAGTGGCTGCCAGAGACCCTTGATTATGAGTTCGAATTAGGCGGTGCTAACCCCATGACTAGAGACCTCTGGCAAGCCTCTGGAGGCTTCCCTGAGGGCATAAGATTTGCCGATTGGGGTCTTGCGCTACACATGAGGAAAACGGGCCTCGTAAAGCCATACAACACGCCTACGATGAGGATTGTTTTTGACAGGGGCTACGACCGCATGACAACCTCCGGCGCATTGCTCGGACCTGATCAGAGAGCCGAGGGCATGGAGCAGATTAGACAGCTTGCTAGGTCGCTCAGGTGAGGGTTCTCATCTTGGGGGCTGAGGGGATGCTTGGCTCAGCGATGGTCAAAGAGCTTTCTTCTTTTGACCTGATTGCACCCTCACGCTCAGAGTATGAAGCACCCGACTCGATTGACCAATTCATGCTGACCGAGGGCGATGTTGTGATTAACTGCATTGGCGTAATCCCACAGAAGAAGCCGACAGTCGAAAAGCTGGAAAAGATAAACGGCGACTTTCCACATCTGCTCGCAACTCGCAAAGACCTCTACTTCATTCAGATTGCAACTGACTGCGTGTTTGCAGGTGACAAAGGTTTCTATACAGAAGAATCAGAGCGAGACGCAACCGACCCCTATGGCGTAAGCAAGAAGCGGGGCGAGGTCTCGGCAGCGAACTGGCTCAATCTGCGATGCTCGATAATCGGAGCGAACGGCACAGGCTCGCTATTCGATTGGGTGAAGAACCAACCCGAAGGCGCAAGGATAAACGGCTTTGTCAATCACTACTGGAACGGGGTGACAACTGAGGCGTTTGCAAGGGTGGTCGCAGGGATAATGAAACAGAATTACCTATTGGCTGGAACTCAGCACCTAGTCCCCGATGACTGGGTTTCCAAATACGACCTAGTGAAGATGATTGCCAAGCGACTAGGCAGAGATGATATCGAAGTGATACCAACCATAACGAACATGATTGACCGCAGACTTGCCACCAAATTCAGCTACACCAACCGACTGCTCTGGCGCAACAGCCGCTACCTCAGAGGGCCGATGATTTCGGAGATGGTCAGAACAATGTCGGTAGAATAGAGGCGGAGGAACAATGGCAATCACAAATGGCTACGCTTCACTTTTACAGCTCAAGGCAGCACTAGGCATAGCTGACGGCATTGACGATCCGCTACTAGAAATGGCGATTGAATCAGCATCTCGCCAGATTGACTCCTACACCGAGCGTTACTTCTACAACGCAGGCACAGCGACCAAAATCTTTGCCCCGGTTGACAACTATGTCTGCGAGACCGAAGACTTTATTACCCTGACCTCAGTCAAGACTTCCGAAGACGGCGAGACTTTTGATACCACTTGGGCAGCTAAGGACTGGCAAGCCGAACCTCTGAATGGTCGAGCAGGTGGAGTGACAACTTCTTACTACCAGATCAGAGCAATCGAGGACTACCTGTTCCCATACCGCAACGGCGAAGCGACAGTTGAGATAATCGGCACTTGGGGTTGGAGAAGGTTGTAACTGTTAGGTCTAACTGCTCTGGCTTCATAAAATCCTTTCTACCCCCACAATAGCAAAATCCCCCGACTTTGTGCCGGGGGACTTGCCTAGATTTCTAAGGTTGACTATGCAGCCGAGCCTCTGAAAATCTGGAAGTGACTCTGGTGAGACAGGTTTCCGTCTACACGAATCATGAAACGGAAGACTGCAAGGTCGTTAGCGAACTTGAAGTCATCGCTCCTGTCAACACGCAGGCCACCAGCAAGACGAATCTTGTAGCTAGGTAGGTATCCGAAACCAACCGAAGCGGAAGCTGAACCAACAGCTGCCATTCCGGGGTTCTCGTTTACTGCGTAGCCAAGCAGTCTGTCTGCGGTTGCGCCATTTAGACCCGGCTCGAATAGGTAGTATCCGTCAGTGGTCTTTAGCTTGCGAGCGTTGCGGATTGCGGTTGGGGACATGAGCCATCCAGTTCCCGGCAATCTGCGAACAGCACCATCAACCGAGTAAACAAGGTCAATGAGCTGGTCAGCGGTGAATAGACCACCTGCGATTGTTCCAGAAACTCCAGTTCCAGCAGCGGTAACGATACCGGTTGGCTGAGCAGTTCCAGAACCAGTGGTTAGAGCAGCGTTAACTGCAACACCGATTGAGTTACCAGCGGCACGAGCTAGAACCTCAGCGATGTCAACACCGCTGTCTTCGATTAGCTCACGAGCAACTGGAACTAGGAATGCATACTTGTATGCACCTAGAGTAATCGAGCTGAAGGTTGGCTCTGACTCGTCAATAGCTGAACCCGGTGTTTCGAGAACGGCAGTTGCGTAGTTGGTCAGAACTGGAATCTTCAGGTCTTCTCCGCCAGCGGTCTCGAAGCGCTCTCCGAGGTCTAGCATTGGGCCAACCTGACGAGCTAGGTCATACACTCTTGCAACGAATGACTGAGGAACAACTCCACCAGCGTTTGATGGGGTTAGAGTTCCACGAGTCTCGAACTGGTGAGAACGAAGCTCACCCTTTGCAAGCGAACGAACATAGTCGTAGTCGGACTTTGATACTTCCGAAACCTCGTAGCCAGAAGTTGCAGCAGCGGCCTTAGCCTCACGCTCTTCTGCCTTGCGGATGGTCTCGATTGCGGCTGCTCTCTCGTCAAGGTCTGTGTTGATGCGGTCGAACTTAACCTGCTCTTCAGCGGTTAGGTCTCTCTTCTCAGCAGCAGCGGAGTCAAGCAGGGCCTTTGCTTCCTCCCATGCCTTAGCACGAGCCTCAGCCTGAGCCTTAATAAAGGACTGTGACATTTTGGTCTCCTAATAGTTTTATTTGACTTCAGCTGCGCTGACGCAGAACTGAAACAGGCGGTGCTTACACTCAACCCTGTTTATATCTTAGCAAAAGGAAAACCCCAGAGGTAGAAAGGATAGACCCTCTGGGGTGGTTACTCGCTAAACCTTGCGATCAGGGGATTCGCTTTTCAGTTGGTTCAATGATGCGAGTTTCCTTTATAGCGGCATACGCCGATGCGCCGCTGTTTCTATCGCTGTCAGCTTTGACTGCGACATCTTTGTTGTCTAGCTTCCAAATGGCATCAGCCCACTTGTCTGCTAGTGAATAGACTTCGCCAACCGATGGATCTCCAGCGATTGCCAGAATGGTCTTTTTGATTTCGTCTTTCGTTGCCATTAGTTCCTCTTAAGTAGTAGATCAAGCTGCTTACGCTTTAGATCTAGTAGGTTTGGCTCTTCGGTATTTTCTTCTTCTACCTGAGTCACAGGCGATAGAGAATCTACGACCTTCTTGATTAGTTCTGCCTCATTGTCAGACAGGTCTGCACCTTCCTCCAGCTTGAGAACAGCGTCAGCTAGGGCATCAGCATCGACCTGTGCTCTAGTAGCAGCCTTGTCCAATGAGCGAACCATAGCCTCTGTGGATTGGTAGGCCGGCATGCTCACAACTGAGACTTCGAAAAGACGGACTGACTTCAGAACTCTCTGAGTCATTTCAGTATTCCATGAATCCTTCATGACTTGGAATCCAAAACTCATCTTGGACAAATCGCCTCTCTTCAAAAGAATGGCGAGATCCTTTCCTTCGGTAGTCGGAGCAATCTGAGCCTCGACCCTTAGACCAATCTCATCCTCATAGAGTTTCATAGTGCCTGCCCTACTGGAGGCAACAACTCTTCCCATGTCATGGTTTATCAATAGCTTGACATCATTGCGAGAGCGTAGCGAGCGGCGGAATGCACCCGGCTCGATAGTCTCGATAAATCCACCCAAGTCCTCTGATGGAGAGTTAAACTTTGCGGCATACCCAATGAAGGTCATGCCATCGCCTTCTTCTCTTAGCTCAAAGTTAGCATCAAAGTTTCTAGTTTCTTGCTTCATGTTTGCTCTCTCTTGTTCGGCTTCTAGTCTAGTCACTACACCTTCGGCATAGGCCATTGCTCTTCTTGCAGAACGCTTTGTAGTTCCTCCACCCCACAGAGCCATTGCAACAACTCCGGGTGATGGGAAATCTTCTGAGTTTGGATTGGCAGCAGGTGCATCGAGATCTCCTAAGTGTCTTGCAATCCAAGCAGCTATGCGAACCCACTTATCTGCTGAGACATTGCCCTCAGCCATTTGTCGAGCTTCTCTGATTGTGCGATCTACTAGACCATCGCCACCAAGGCCCTCTGAATACCACTCAAGCCCCCTGCGGGCAGAAGCCCTCATGTAGGCAGGTGCAGTCAGATTTACCTGTCTGACCTCATCATCATCCATGTCATCAAGCTCATCCATTGGTTCTGGTAGTGGGTCAATCTTGGTCAGGGTAGAGAACTTGTGTCCGACATAGACATCGGTGTCATCCCAACCGCCCTCGACTCGCTGGTAAACCTGAATCAAAGCAGCAGGATCATCGGGAGTGCCTGTGATTGTGAAGGATGAATCGGGAACATTAATTGTGCCATCCCGTTCAATCTGCACAATTTCACCTCTGGCTCGACCACCTGAAGAATTCCAAGAGACATAGTCTCCAACTTCTAGTTCGGTGGGTCTGGCTCTTTCGCCACCCGGCTCCATGTCCTCAGCGATTGAGACAGCGACCATTTGATCAATAGCACCCTGCTTGGTTGTGTGACAGCCAATGACTTCGCCATCTTCTTTCTCCACAGCCCAACCAGAGCAATCAGGATTCTTATCGCTTATGTAATAGGGCATTATGAAAGCCTCGCTTCTACGATGATTGTTCCCCCGAGTGATACTGCTGATCCATTGATTGTGATGCCAGCAAGTGCAGCATCAATGCTTACTGTTTGAGTTTCAGCGTTATAAAGGATTGGAGATGAGGCTGCTACTACGCCTGATGGACCTTGTGGGCCTGTCGCTCCGGTTGCACCCTGCGGTCCAGTTGGGCCTGTCGGTCCTGTCGCTCCCGTAGCTCCTGTTGGTCCGGTTGGTCCAGCAGGTCCAGTTTCGCCTTGAATACCCTGTGGGCCTTGTGGGCCAGTCGGGCCAGTAGGACCAGCAGGGCCAGTCGGACCAGTATTGCCTGTGTCACCCTTAGGGCCTTGAATGCCTTGTTCGCCCTGTGGGCCTTGAGCACCTGTTGCTCCAGTTGCTCCCGCTGGTCCAGTTGCTCCAGTTGGCCCTGTGTCACCTGTGTCCCCTTTGTCACCCTTATCTCCTTTTGCACCCTGTGGCCCAGTTGCACCTGTAGCACCGGTAGCTCCAGTCGGACCTGTAGCTCCAGTTGCTCCGGTGTCACCCTTGTCACCCTTTTCGCCCTGTGGTCCAGTTGCACCTTGAGGACCAGTTGAACCTGTCAATCCTTGAACGCCCTGTATTCCCTGCGTTCCCTGTTGACCTCTTGGAATTACAAGACTCAAAGTCTGATTGGGTGCTGTGCCTGTAATTGTTGCACCTGCATCGCCACCGGGTTGGCTGGCTGTAACAGTTCCAATTGTTAGCGTGTTGGCAGGTCCGATTTGACCCTGTATTCCCTGTGGTCCTTGTGGCCCAGAATTTCCAAGCGTGACAGTTGTTGAAGTTTCAATGACTGAAATATCCACGCTTGTTTCATTGACTGTAAGCGTGGAATTGGTTTCAGTTATTGCGACAACTGAGCGAGACATTACCGAGTGACCTCAGCCTCAATGTTGAAAATACCCTGAACTAATCGAGTAATTGCTGAGCCTGAATTAAGTTCAAGATCGTAGAGATATTGCCCTGCAACAATCGAACCCATTGTGCTTGCACTTACGCTGATTCCAATTGTTCCAGCAGTTCCGCCAAGAGTAATGCCTGATCCATTGGTTAAAGAAAGAACAGGATCTGAATCATAAGAATCTCTGACCTGCATAGCTGCGGTGTAGTTAGTCAGATTAAGTGCTG